TTTACCATTTATGAATTCACAATAAACACATTCACTATTAGAAGCAAATAAAATTGCAAAATCATAGATATCATCACTATTACCTACAATTATTGAAGTAGATTCAAGAGTTTCCGAAACACCATTATTCCACTTTGCATCTTCAATAAGTTCCCTCACATATTCTTGAACTCTTGTGATGTTCTGCTCTATTAAATCTTTTTTACTCATAATTTCAATTCAATTAAGTTCGATTATTTTTTTGCAATATTCTCCCAAAAAACAGCACCTTCAGGAGTATTATAAAAAGGGAATGAAATAGCTAGAAACCGATGAAAGCAGCAATCAACATCTAACAAATTGTTCATCCGTTCTTCATTTGTCATTGAGAAGTCAGGACACTCAATATTAAATGTCTCATTTGCTCTTTCTGTATTATATTTCCATTGATTGAAAATACCTAGTCTTTCTAATTTTTCTATTTTTTCATTCCTCTTCATATTGATTGACTTTTAATGCTTTACATCTATAAAGGTAATCGTTATTGACAAGTTTAGCAAACAGAATCTTCGCCATTTTAACGCCATTTTACCCGGTCTTTTTCTTCAACAAATCAAATATTATCCTCTCACCCTCTTTTAAACCATCAAGATAGCCTTTTGCATGTTCACCGGCATTATACACTATAAAAGAGAGGATCAACAAAAACAGTCCGAGCGAACGATGCCAGTATGGAAGTTGGACTGTGAACGGCTTGATTGTTATAGAAAAGTGTCCTACATATAGCAGGAACACAAACAAAATCACACATGAAATAATTGTTGTTTTCATATTAATCTGTAAATAAATTAAGTTGAGTTGTAAACTCGGGTTTATAAATTCTAAATTTACGGTTAAAGAAAGTCTCAAAGGCTGTTACAATTTCAGAGATGGTATTATCAGCAATTCCTAATAATTTATCATCGGCAACTATAAGAGATAAAGCCTTGTCAAGAGTCATTTTCTTCTCAATAAACAGGGAATACACCAAATATCTACGGGTATATTCCCCAGCCTTGAGTGACTCAACTTCTTCAGGAGTGGCCTTTCTCTTGTACAATACTTTATACCAATGTGTTTCAGCAGTACGAGCACGCTTTTGTCTCGGTAACAAGTCATAAAACACGGCAATTTCATTCTTTTGGATACACTTATGTTTTTTACGAACACCATACATCACATAAGGAGTGTTCCAATCAAGATGAGTCTTTCGATATTCAAGCTCCAGCTCTCGATCAATAAGATCTTGCTCAAAGTCTTGTTTCATTAACCATTCCTCGAACCAGGCAGCAAGTGCTTCTTCTCGATCATAATAATCTTTTCCATTTATACATAAGGGAATCATAATAACTCTTTCTATTGCATTTCACGTTTAAATCTTTCCTCTAAATCAAAAATGGTTTCTCCACTATTACGCCGATAGGGCCTATCGGTATTTAACTGAAGTTCTTTCAGCTTTTTCCAATACCATGGAAGGTACAAATACATATTCTTCAACTCCTTCAAGTTCTTATTTCCACAACACCAGCAACTCACACGATCAAGTAGCTCATATAGCCTTACTCCATCCTCATGCCAAACAAAGCCTTTTGTGTAACAATACTGGAGTGCATCTGCTTCAGTAATGCCCCAATCACGAAGTGGTAAAACCCGATTTGGTCGTTTTTCCTTTTCAAAGCGATGCATCTCATCGGCAGCAATACCGACATAATCAATTCCATCTTTTGTGTGAGCTTTCAACGCACGAAGTTTTTCACTCGTTCCCCACCGACATGTTCCCCCACACCAACTATATCCTTTTTTATGGATAATATTGGTCCCTCTTTTCTTAACCGGCCTTTCAAACATTGTCCAAAGAAAAGGTTGCTCCGGATGCAGTTCTGTATATTTAATGCCAAGTTTTTTAAGAATTGGAAGAACAGCATCACGAGTGTTATAGATTGCCTGAAATTCCATACCTGTATCATAGAAAACGACTTCATCCAACTGATATCCTTTATCTATTAGCATGAAAAGCATTGCCAAGGAATCCTTTCCAAAGCTGACTGAAGCATAATATTTCATACAAAAAATTTAATAGACAAGTCACTTTTTCTTCTTTGCCCTCTGATTATTAATCTGTGACATACACATACGGCACCAGGAAGTCAACAAATGATATTCCTTACCTTTTCTCACCACTATACGATTGTAGAACCGGTTCAAGTAGAAGTAATTTCCACAATGGGTACATCTTTTCATTTCACGTCCTGAATCATCTATAATCCGATTACGCGGCTTACGACGAATTAGAGTACAACTTTTACACTTCTCATCAGTTTCGCGGTGCCGCCGGCAATGTGATAAGGATTTTGCTCCACATTTAGCAAACACCTTACAATCTCTACGAGGTATTGATTGACACACATTCATGGCTTCCTCGCATTCAAGAATTTATTTACTACACGAGAAAGTACATCCTCATTCTCCGGCATCAGCCATTCTTTTGCAACGTTCCAAGCAATACTCATAGCAGGATTGAAGTTATCCTTCCTGACTGTGTGATGAGACAAACGTCCTTCAGTGGGCTTCAAACCCTTATCATGTAAGATACACAGTCCATTCTCGAAAAAAGCACAATACTCCTTACCAGCAACGGGCTGAATCATCGGAATAGCAATATTAATAACCCCTAAGAATATACCAGCAGCCCAGTTCGTCAGTGCTAACCTGTCGGCATAACCTGCATCAATAATTCGTTCAATATCATCAGGAGTACCTAAACATGGCGTATGACATTGTTGTTTACAAACACTGCATGAGCATTGTACAGGTACACGACCTGAAGCCCTCATTACCCTTTGTAATGAGGTTTCTTTTGATAATTCTCTCATAGTAAATTATTTGAGATACTACAGATTATTAAACATCGCCCCACAGCTTTACTGCAAGGTCATAATTCTTTTGAGCTTCGTTTACATCTTTCTTAGCATAAGTTAAAGTGTAAGAGTGCATACGTGGATACTTCCCAGATTTGACACCTGCATGATACTCCTTTGCGACTTCTAATTTATGCTCATAGAAATCTATGCTTTCAGGCATTGACAAATTTATGGTATTAGCTCTCTTATCCCAATATTCTGCTTTACTTTCGTGTTCTGCTGCTTTTTCGTCAAACTGAACACTTTTACCCATATTGTTCCAAGCATCGTCTATCGCTTTTCTATGTCGCTTTTCGCTATGATGTCCTACTTTTATAGGTTCACCAAGGGAAAGAAAATCTTTATCTTTGTTGGACTTATTATAGTATTCATTACTTCTCTGTACAGCAGATGCAGCCCATTTCCTACGACGTTCCGCTCGTCGCTTCGCCCATTCTTGAGCATTAAAGCCGTCAGCTCTAACAATGGAGTAATAGTAAAATCCATCTTTCTCGAAGATTAGATTAAATACTATACTTTCGTTCTCCTTACCGTACTTGGTGGTAACCTCAATAGTTTCACCTTTTTCATGCTTCTCATCACACTTTGCCAAAAATACATTTGGCGCAAATTTGTAATACGTGTTCATTTTCTTAATTAAATTGGTTTGACTTATATGAAAAATGAGAAACCACAGCTACTTAGCCGTGGTTTCATCATTAAATAACTTTGGTTGACTGGATTGAACCAAATCATCGAATAAACCAGGAACACGAGGTTGTAACGCCTTGTATTCTTCCCGAAAGAATTCTTCTTTGGTTCTCCCATGTTTTTTACCCTTTCGTGTATGTACATCGAAAGTGTAGTCTGGAATAGGAATAGGATAACGCCTGACATCATTTATCCACTTTTCTATATCAATATCCTTTCTATCATAAATGAAGTTTTGCAAATGATCCGCATCACGATTCTTTCTACATTCACAAAGGAGAATGACAGCTTTACTGACAAATATCCTCCCTTTGGGTTCAGTAGCAGTCTTGTTTACCAGCTCATGCCCCTGCCATAATGCTTCTATCTCTTTCGTAATGATTCCAAAGCAGTCTTCAGCACTAATGGTAAACAGACGCTTCCACACATAGTCGCGGTACCCACTCGCCCAAAGTTCCAATGCAAAAAAGCCGGCTACCCCGGTGTCGGCTCGCCTGATGGCTTTCTGCATTGCAGAACTCACCTCAAAGAAATCATATCCGCAAACTGTTCTTATAATCATAATTCTAATTTAATGGTTTGACTTTTAGTTCATTACATCAGTAAAATTAGCTAAAAAAGGCGAATATGACAAACAGAATGGACGCCATTTAAACGCCTTTTTTACAGACTATTAGAATTTGAATTTGCATGATATATTATATTGAACGAGCTGCTTTGTTTTGTCTTTCCCATTAGTGGTTGCACTCTTTAGCAAAATACTATCACCAAAATTCTTTTTGATAAAGAGGATAGATTTACGTTCCTCTTCCTGATTCCTTATAGAAGCAAGCCCACCAGCGTTTACAAAAGTGTTCTTTTGCTCAAAATTATACCGCAAATCGGTTAAAACCTTACGTTCTTTGTACTTCATGTAACAAGAAATCCAAAAATCTTCCTTCAAACGTATTTCCTCATTCCACCAAGTGTTTTTGTTATAGATTACTCCATAACTGCAACCGGTTATCATTTTCGAAAGAGAAAGAAAAGCGGATTCATCATACATTACCGGCGATATCCGAGCGGTGAAGCCAAACAGATGTACATCCATCATACTGGCCATCTCAAATAATGACTGAATGATATTGGTTATCTTATCTTTATCCTTTATCCGGCTAGGTTCTCCTTTTTCCACATAAATAGGTTTGCAGGCATGGACATCATCATCAAGCATGAAAAGTTCTCCAAAATGCTTTGCCATCCAGTTACGTTTCGGGATGAGGCCCATAACGTCGTCAGGATGAGTAACAATTTCACATTCCGGGTTAAATTGTTGATATAAGTCAGCTTGACTTTCAGCAACGCAAATGATAGGATCGTTCACCAACTTTTTAGCGAACACCCGGTCATGGCGTTTATGACTTGGTATTACTATCTTGCAGGGCATGGCGAACGTCTTTTATATCAATTACATTGGATTTACTTATTTTCCCGGTTTTGTACGACTTCATGTGCTGCATGTCCAGCCTTTCACGAAGCCAGTTGCTATCTACCTCATTACTTGAGGTGATGATAAACAACTCATGTTTTTCGTCATACTTTGGAATGAGAGGATAAATGGCTGTATCATCCGTGATGGCATCGAAGCGCTCTTTAAATTCATCCTCTTTCTTCTCCGGGGCAAATTCGATGCCCCAATCTTGGAGTTCCGCCTTATTCCACTCGTTTTCCATAACGTCCAAATCATTCTCACCAAAATTGACATTATCTTTAGTGGCATATTCCCTCAACTTCTTAACGGGGGTATCAGGTGCCAGAATTTTACAAGGCAGTTCTTTATAACCTAACTCCTTGCAAGCTCGCAAACGTAAATTACCACAAACAACAATATATCTGCCATCATTGTAGGGAAAAACTATAAGTTCTCGAAGCTCAAGCATCTCTGGCGAATCCTGAATGCTTTTCTTCATCGCTTCAAAGCGGTAATCACGAAAAAAACGTGGATTTTTCGGCAATCCCGTGAGCTGCCCCTTATTAAAATCAAGTAGGCAGACTTGAATAATCTCTGTCATAACTAACTATATTAAAATCAACAACACAAAATCAACAACACAAACAGTCAGTAACAACACCTAATCATTTTTTCTATCATCGAACTCTATCTTATCTTTGATAAGCTGTTCAATGTCCTCACAACCAAATCTTTTTAAATAGGCAACAAGGTAAATTATCATCTCGGCTGCTAATTCTTCATCTTCCGAATATTTAGGAAGATTATCACTCCTATATTTAGAAGCAATATCGAATTTTCTCCAAACGGCTTCAATTCTTATGCTAAACGCTTTTCTTGAGCTATGCTCATTCATCTTAAAGCGCTTCCTCATGATATTCAAGCATCTCTGGGCAAACCTATTCAATGTTATCATATCGATCGGGTTAAATTGTTAGACTATGAATAATCTCACACGATTCTATTAGGTTGGTCTCTGATGCGAAACCAATGAACATATTCTTTACCTATCAGCATACTAATTATTTATTTTGAGGGTCTGTTGTATCCAAATACTTCCTGTATTCCAATTCTGTTTTGGCAAGATTGATTACGGTATTAACCCCTTGGAAAACTTGTTTTGCTTGGCTCACTTTACTAGGATCTTCTTTCACATCCTTAATTTGTTGAAGAACCAAATTCCTCAAATCTTGTAAAATGGTAGGGTTCACTGTAGACACCTTATTCAACCGTTCATTTGCCAACACGACAACAGTATTTGTTATTGGCCGGAAACGGTTCAACTTGGAAGCCAAATCAAACATACTAAACACTAACACTTTGCCATTATTCAAGTATATCTCAACTTCGGTACCATCATCACCGGTACCGTCACAGTAATTGAGAATTACAACTTCTTCATTCTGATAAAGGAATGGTTTATTAACCATTTCTTTCAATCTATCTATTGCTCCATCAGTCATGATTCATTCTTTTTTGTTGCTTTATTAATTTGTCTATTCAAAGCTCCTTTTAGCTTGATTAGGTACTGAACATCTTCCGGATATCGGGCATACAAAGAATTCTCTTTTTTTAATTGTTCAGAACGACTAATCATGTAAAGGTTCTCAATGGAAACGTTTTGCCTATTGCCATCCTTAAACTGAATATTATAACCAGGGGGGATTTCTCCATTATGCTCAATCCATACAAGCCGATGTTTAAGTTCAAAGACATTCGGTTCGGCAGTTTTCACTTCAATGTAACCGTCACGAGTTATGCGTTCATAACCGACTGGTTTATGATTTTTTGGGATATGTCCTTTCTTAAATTGAGTAGCTTTCGTTTTTGCTAATTGTTCCTCTGACATATATTCCGTTTGCTTACGTCCCTTGTTCATCGGTTGGTGGCCTTTAGGAAAGAAGCTTTTAGAAGCGCATTGAAATTTAAATTCTTTAGATTTAAAGAGCCGTAATTTAAATGCAATTCCATTTACAGCAGAATAAGTGATACCTAATATCTGTGCTATTTCCTCATTAGTATGATTGGGATACAACTTTTTCAATTTATCAAGTCTCTCACTATTCCAAAACGAGATTCTCGGAGAGCGCCTAAGTTTTCGAATCAAGGCCTTTGTTTTAACAGCACTAAGTGTTTTATCAAGACGCCTAGCAAGTTCTTTTAAATCAGCAGTCGGGTACTCACTGTCAAGTATAGCAAGTTGTTCGTCAGTCCACGTTTTCATAAGTGCGTCAATAAAGAGAGGAAACCACTAGGCTTCCTCTGTGTTATCGTTATTTAGTTCTTTCAGTCTTTCTTTGAGCTTCTTTTCTTTCTTATCATATGAATCCGCAAGTTTCTTAGAGAGTGCTTTGAAATCATCCGGATATTGTTCTGCAAAAAGGATTTTCTGACACTTTTGCAAATAGGAGTAGAAATTCACATTATTCGATGATAAGCATTCAGCAATAAAGGCTCTATACCATTGGTGTCGGTCAGCTTGGTTGTTCTTGACATAATTTACAAAATCACTCTCACCATTCCATTTTTTCAAATTCAGTTTTTCAAGATAAGTACTGCTACAACCGCTAAGAACCAGCACATCAAAAACAAGTTGTTCATTTTCAGAGAATTCTTTTGTTCTCTGATAATATGTTTTCTCTTGCGCCCACTTGCGCATTTCTTCAGCAGACTTCTCCTTGACTATATCCTTCGCTCTTTTTAATTGGGCGTTTATTTTTTCCCTTTCTATCTCTTTTAGATCGGCAACGGCGGAAGTAGAGGAAGCCGTTTCTTTTCTAACATAATAGAAACTAACGTTAAATTCGGGAGAATAATGTCCAAAAAATGAAAGACAACGATAAACTTCTCCATCTTCAAGCATTTTCAAAGTGCGTTCATCATCTTCTGAATACCAGCACTTACATCTAAAGATTTCATCAGGATCAACTATTTCAAATCCAAGTTGTTTAACAGCTTCCAAAGTTTTTTCATAGAAAACCTTTCTATCTTCTCCCCAATATGTATCGGGACGTCTAGCGATAATTATTGTTTTTCCAAATGAAAGAGGTTCGCCAACTTTAACAAGATGTTCATATTCTAGTTGAATTTTCCGCGTCACATAAGCAATCTGTTTTTTCTCATAGCAAGCAGCATTGATACATCTAGCATCCTTACTATTCATTTCATAGAACAAACAACCATGATTACACGTATTATTCTCACATTGAGAACATGATTTAATATCAGTATTTTCCCAATTATCGGAATCATCTTTAATCCAAGGTGCGTTACCAAGCTCCATGAAAGAATTACTCACAAATTCTCGAATCATAGCAGTAGTACATTGTTCTTCCTCCTCCTCATGAAACTCTTTTTGAGTATCTTCATCCAATTTAGAAAGAATCATAGCACCGGACAATGGTATATCTCCATTTCTTACCCGCTCTTTTAGTTCAGGAATAAGAGAATTTAATTTAATACGGTCAAAAACAAACCGGGTAGACTTTCCTATTTTAAGAGCGATATCTTCCAAAGTTCGTCCTTTTTCAGCCAACTGCGCAAAGGCAAAAGCTTCTTCGATGGGATCAACATCTTTTCTTTGAAGATTCTCGGTAATCATCGCTTCAAAAGCCTCATCATCTGTCATTTCTCTGACAATGCAGGATATTGTCTGAAATTTTTCCGACTTTTTTCGATGGGCTTTGATTTTTGCAACATTCGCTTCATCTTCCTTTGCTTTCAAAAGTGACACAGCCCGGAAACGACGCTCACCGCAAACAATTTCGTATGTGTAAGGTAATGGGGTAACATCTCCGGTTTCTAGGTTAGTCATCTCCTCGGATTTAGCAACTCTGACAGTGATAGGTTGCAATAAACCTTGCTTTTCAATGTTGCTTGCAAGCTCTTCAAGAGCTGCTTCATCAAAAGTCTTTCTCGGATTCAAAGGAGAAGGACTGATAAGGTCAATTCTAATGTTTTGTACTTCCATAATTTAATTATATTGGTTTGACTTTTAATTCATTACATCAGTAAAGTTATCGTAAAATGACAAGTTATGCAAACAGAAACTTCGCCATTTTAACGCCATTTTCATGCGGGCTTATTACGTATTTGAATGAAGCCACGTTTTTCCGTTTCCCGAAGCAATTCCATATCTTCCTCACGGATATAACAATCCGTTTCACCATTAACAGTTGTGTGATTAGGAATACCAAAACGCTCCCGTATTCTTCTTTTCACTTCAGGAATATCTTCAAGTTTGATATGCCTAGTGTTCCAGTAAATTGTCACCTTCTGCTTCTTGTTTGCCATTTTCTCTTTTGTTTAGATAAGAGATTATTTCATTTGAGAGACTTAACGCTTTAGCAGCTTCTTCATCTCCTTGCTCAACTCTAAGTTTGAGTTCGTTCCGGTATTCTTCATACGACAAGCCACTTGTAAAACTCGTTTCCCCTGACAATTTAGCCTTATGAGTATTCCATGACTGATTATCAGCAACAGCACAACGTTCTTTGTTGTATTCACGAAGCCATCCCATAATGATAGAACCATCAATACGATTGTAATTTTCACCATATTTCATTTTCATTGCATTCTTGAAACACAGTTTAAAATCATCAGTTTTCATATAGGGATATTCTTCAATGATTAAATCTACTGTAGTAGCAACTTGGGTAGCAGACATTGTATTACTAACATTGAAAAACTCCAAGGCATCAGCTATCAATATGACCAGCACTGCTCTAGCCTGTGGTTCACCAAACTTTCTTATGATAGTGCCAATAGAAGGTTCATCACTTTGAAATACATCTTCAACCTTCTTTGGACATAGAGCTTTGCAGTAGTTCTTCGGCGAGGTCCGTAAGACTGCTAACCGATTCTCTTCTTGTGGCCGCAGTATCAGTTCGTTTTCCATTATAGTTACCTTCTAAAATATTTGTAAATTTTGTAGGCAAGAATATCCAGTCAAAAGTGCACCTCCAATTTTTATCGTTTTGTCCAAGCAAGAAAGGACTGTCTAAAACCAATTGGAACACATCGAATATAGCTTGCTTCCCGTATTGTGCGACACGTGCTTTAATAGCTTTCTTTCGTTTTGCATCTATGGACTTTATAGCAGGAAGTTTACCTTTAAACGTGGAATTAAAATAATCCATTAGCCCACCCCAATCAATCTTTTCCTCGGGGAACAAAGAAAGCTCGTCTTTCTTTGATTCTCCTTTAGGAGAAGTTTCTTTCTTTTTTAAATGAGAATCATTATCATCTACATAATCATTATCATATTCATTATCATTATCGGGTTTTGTGGGTTCTTTTGGGTTTCCAAATAACCCAGTGAGTTTTGTGGGTTCTTTGGGTTCTTTTGGGTTTTCACTTTTCGGACGTCCCCCCTTAGAACCATTGCTCTTATTCCTTTCCACAATAGACATATACTTTTCAGTATCCCTGTCTATATCTATCTTTATAAAGTTGAAAGCAATATTTGCCATAGGTTTCAACCCCCGAAGATTTCCCGTTGTCGCATACTCAATTATGCTTTCGTAAATCTCCAGCCTGACATCATCCGGCAAATCCTTGATTGCTTCTCTCCACCCTTTATAAAAGATGAATGAATTTCTTTCCATATTTTAAGGGATTATACTCCGATTAGTAATAAAACTCACAGACCTTTTGCTTCCTTCAGTTTTTTCGCTTCTTCCTTGTAATGAGTAATCAGCTTTTCTAATTGAAAGTCACTAAATTGCTTAGTAACATTTTTCTTGGCTTCCAGGATCAGCACATTTCGTTCACCATACTTGGCAACTAGACGTCTGCGATAATCCTGAATATTTCCTTCCATGAAGCGGTTACAATGTGAACATTGAGCATTGCAGTTCATTTCATCAAAGCGAGTACTCATGTGTTGGCGGTTGATGTAATGACCGCAATCTGCTTTATTGAAAGGCTTTATTTTACCACATGAAATACACTGAAAATATCCATTAGGCATCGTATCACGATAACGGATGAATAAACTAAATATCCTGTCTAGTTTATCGACAAGATCAGGTTTCTTCTTGACCTTAACACCTTCTACCTCGAAAAGAGGCTTTTTCTTTTCTTTCTTCTTGTAATTTCTCCACATGATAATTAAAATACTACATTGGTTAATTGACGGCCACGACTCATTATACACCATTTTCCCTTTTCAGGCTGTTCTATGCGTAACTCTTCAACACGCCCAAAACGCCGGAAATTCCCACTCAAATCAACAACCCAACCCTCTTTACCTTGGCAGGGACGAATAACACGACCGACCATTTGATAATAGAGGGAAAGGGATTTGGTTGGACGTGCAAGAACAATCGTATCAAGCTCCGGATAATCGAATCCGGTTGTAAGTACTCCGACATTAGCAACAACTTTTATTCTTCCATCTTTAAAACCTTTCAGAATTCGTGCCCTTTCTTCCTTTGGAGTAGAACCGCTAACGATCGCACAATTAGGAATTTCGGAAGCCAGTTTTTCAGCTTCACGAATAAACCTCGTGAATATTAAAATACCTTTGCGTGGTATGCCCGATTTGGGGTTCAACAGACGTTTTGTCCATCCAACTATATCTTTGTATATGTCCACACGTTCAAACTCTTGCAGAAGACTTTTTTCATCGTAATCTGCACCAGTAGAATTAGTCCTGACTCTACTTAAATCCAACTTTGTAATATCATAGTATTTCAAACTTGCGAGAAATCCTTTAGCAAGTAGTTCACTCACCTGACAGTGATAAATAACATCAGTGAAAACCTTTGGCCGGGTACGAGTTATAAATTTAAGCATAGCACCACCTCTTCCTGAACATAATCTGTAAGGAGTCGCTGTCAGCCCAATAACTTTCCTTTGCTCATCTTCAAAGAATTCCTTATACATTCCTTTCTCCGGATTCACTAAATGACATTCATCAATCAGAACGTGCTTGAAATGTTTGAAGAAACTCATATGTTTCATCACACTACCAATCATAGCAAACGTAATACGATTGATATCCTTTCTTCCGGCAGAAGCTGAATAAACTCCACAATCGAATATGCCGTATGATTGAAGTTTCGCAAAATTTTGTTCGAGTATTTCCTTGCTAGGCTGGAACACTATCAGCGGCCCGTCTATCCGTGCAGCTATATTGGCAATGACAAGGGACTTCCCGGCACCAGTGGGAAGAACTATCACGTAGTTTTTCTTTTCCTTGGATTTAAAAACGCTGACCGCTGCATCACTAGCACTTTTTTGGTAGTCTCTTAACTGGTATGTCATAATTTGATGTGATATTTATGAACTTTCGAATGACAGTCACCACAAAGGGTAACGAGACAATCAAGATGTTCAAGCTCATGACCAACGATTGATTTTCCGTTAACCCTGTATGTTTTGTGGTGAATCTCTAAATTAAAGTCTTTACCGCACATCTGGCATTTATGTCCGTCCCTAATACGAACTTTACGCTTGGCTTCTTCCCAATCTGGATTATTCACAAGCCGCTTCACATAGTTGGACTTCCTGCCTTTTTTGTGCTGCAATCTACTCATCGTCTTCCGGTTCTTCTTCAGGAAGTTTATCGGACAGGTCTTCTTCGAACTTGTCCCCATAATCTTCTGTATCATCAATAGGACGTTCTACTTCAGGATATTCAATACCAAACAAATCAAGCATCGCTTTTCTGTTTCGATCTTCCTGTGCCCAAAGAGAACGTTTGTCCCAATCAGGAATTTTTTCAGCTTTCACAAGCTTAAACTCACCGTTCACCCATGAATAATACAGGAAATATCCATCAAGAGCAAACCGGATCGTATTCTTACTTGAAAGATGATACTCCCTCGTCCCCTTTTTGACCTCGGCAGCCAGGTCTTTAATTTCAGTCTTAATAGAAGCTAACCTGTCTTGTGCATCACTCTTAATTTTCTTCGCACGTTCAATGGCTTCCAACAGTTCACGTTCGCGTTTGGGGACCTCATTCTCTTGCTTGATGCAATACTCTTCACGAATTTCGGAAATCTCAAATTCATCCAGTAAACGTTGTGTCACCTCACTTTCAGGGAATGTAGCATTGAAATGCTCATTCACCAACTTTATCAATTCATCTACATTCGTAGAACCCTGAAATAAAACAGGGGGAAATTTTTCCCGAATAGAATCGGGAACTACAAACTCGATTGTCTCGGGTTCGTAGTTTCTCAAATTTGCAATCATAAATTATAAAAGGATTAATTAGTACCGGTTTTGGTACTCATGAATAAAATCTAAGTAATGCTGGTCTTCAGGCAATGGAAGTGTAATACCAAACTCGGTGGCCGCATCTATTTTCACGCTTTCCATGAAATTATGCATCTCTAAAGTATTAAGTTTACTTGTTCCTCGCACAATAGTTTCCACCTTACCATTCACATGAACCTGTTTCACAAGAAACTTCTTACAATACAAGTCATGTATATCCTGAACTCCAGCAGCAGTGCTCCAATACTCTTCACCTGTGTATTCACGCAAACAGGCACCAATACACTGAAACCATTTCCACATGAGAGCATTTTGATTTAATGTTCTCGGCTGTGTTTTTTTCTTAATGGTTACAGTGTATTCTCCATTACGAAGTGTGCTGCACATGAACTCGAAAGACTTATCCATTTGGATTTTGCCATCTTTCTTCGTCAATGTTGCTTCCATAACCTATCAGAATGGCAAATCGTCCTTGGTCGGTGGTAGCGGTGGCGGGCACTCATTCACCGCACTTCGAGTCTGATTATTGGTGTGTTCCGGAAGAGGTGGCGGTGGTGGCGCTTGTTGAGGCTTAACAGAAAGCATCTCCATATTATCAACAAAAAGTTCTGTAATATACCGTTTAATTCCTCTGCTATCATCATAACTCCGAGTTCTTATCTTTCCTTCCAGATACAACTTGTCTCCCTTATGGACATACTTCTCAACAACATCGGCAAGACCACGCCAAACAACAATATTATGCCATTCAGTTCTTTCAGGAACCTGTGTTCCATTGGCAAGGGTATAGCCTTTTTCAGTGGTGGCAAAGGAGAAAGTGACCACTTTAGAACCAGCTTCCAAAATTCTAATATCGGGGTCTTTGCCAACGTGCCCGATAAGCATCAATTTGTTTAAACTCATGATTTATCCTCCCTTATTGTTACACGGATACTATCAGCTTTAGGAACTGTTTTGATATACTTAGAATATAATTCCGGATGGTCAGCCTGAAACTTTTTAGTATCAAAATTGTCACTCGTAGAAGCGGGTGTATAACTAACTCGCAATCTTCCGGCATCCCATGACTTGACACCATTCTCACGCATAGCAGTTTTCAATTTTGCTTTATAATCTTTCTGAATCTTGGTTAGATCTGCAAGTTCTTCCTCAATCCCGATTATAGTATTTACAAGCTGCATTGGAATAAGTAACTTGTCATCATCAGGGGCAGGAACGGGAAGATCGGATAGATATTGCTCACCCTTCTTCTCGCATTCCATTAACTTCTTGACTTCTTTATCAGGCTTACGAGGAATTACAACCAATTCATGTTTATCACCACGTACCCAAATGCCGAACAATTTATCAACTTTGAGTAATGGATTTTGGAGTTCAAACAGATAAGCATAGATTGACAACTGCCAACTTAAATACTCCTTATCAAGATGCAGCGTAGTTTTAATGTCAACAAGACTAATTCTACCGACTTTCTCCCAAACGCAATCTATATTTGATGCAAAGTATTCGTTATCAGAAACGGTATATTCATTGGCAAGCGCCTTATATCCGGCATTTACCCTCATTCTGATGTAATTCTCTGCTTCAATACTTTCAGGCGGTAAGCCTGTTGCATCAGCAAACTGGCATTGAGCATGAATAAGGCTACCCTTCTCAGCAGCTCTCTTCAATACAAAATCCGGGACATCTTTATATTTGTCAGGGAACAACTGCCGGCTAATCATACCGGTTATACCTTGCAACTGTTTTTCACCGAGCATATAAGTGTGGTTTTCCTCATTGAAAACCACACTGGATTTCACTAATTCTATCATTATTATCAATTTCTAGGGGGATACGTTTTCTGCATGTCAATAGTTATGTTTCTGAACTCCTTATTATTGTGAAGTTCAGGATGCTCTGCCCAAACTCTTTCAAGCTCTTCGCGGCTTTTAACACCAGTCATTTGTTTAATTGCACGATCCAGGTCTACACCAGTATATACTTTGCCCGAAGCATTTGAAGCAGAAACATTAGGAGCATATACTTTTTCCTTCGTATTACCATAAGCAAAACGAACACGGTTTTTATTGTCCACAATAACAAGTAGAATAATCTCCTTTTGCTCGTTATAGCCAATCTCTTTCACACTGAATTTAGTATATAGAGCAGGAGAACCTGTTTTGCTCTGATATACTTCATTTTTCTCAAGTGGAACCCAAATGAAAGGACCCGTATAAAGTTCACGCCCAATTCCCCAGTTAAATCCTGCACGTTTAAAGGCGTCCGAAGCCTGCCCTTTCTCTTTTTCTGTGCTGGATTCTGTCCCAACATCCTGTTTACTCACCCATTCCTTCTTTTCATTATCCCAAATGGACAACGTACAGAATAGATTCCCATTAACGACATCATGGTGCCGTTTCCAGTTCATTTCTCCGAACACTTCATCGAGTATTCTCATGTCTACTCGAGCATCCTTGTATAATAGCAAGGAGCAGCCCGAACCGTCCGGTTTCATAGTACCAACTCTACATTCAATTTCAGAAGCTAGAAGCGGTCTAATAGAGTTTTTCTTCTTCTCTTCATTCTGAACCGTTGATACAGTGTTTTTTCTCGCTGTCATAATTCTAATTTAATGGTTTGACTTTTAGTTTATTACATCAGTAAAGTTATCGTAAAATGACAAGTTATGCAAACAGAAACTTCGCCATTTTAACGCCATTTTCAGGTAGTAAAAACTGCCTGTACGATATTGTACAGGCAGAAAAATAAGAAAATGAATAATCCAATGTACCTTATGGAACGGCTACGCTTTGAAGGGTGTACGGCTCCCTGATTTATACATAATGTAAATGCTAGTGGACGGAACCGGAGTCGAACCGGTCTCACGGAATATTGGTGCACCTCACCGCAGTTTCAACCAACGATATACATATCCGCCCGATTAATTAAAAAGGTGCACTATCTTCACAGACCATACACCCCAATCACAAACACAAAACAAAACTCATGAACTACTATAATTTAATTAGGATCAGAAGGGTGAATGGCGTGGGGATCGAACCCACATCACGCATATCTGCGTATGCTGCCAATTACACCAGCCATCCGTTTTAAGTGAACTATTCTCACGAACCATTCACCTAGAACACAAACACAAAATAAAACACGACATTAACTATTAAATAGCACTCTCACGAGCTTCTTGCTTCCGGATAGCCGTTCAAAGCACACCGGAAAAGTATAGAACAATTAAAACTCAAATAACAGGGGCTTTAACCCTACAGCGTCCTTTTCGCTGGCAACATTAGTTAAACATAAAAAGAAAAATTCTCTGTGAAGGAACCCGGACTCGAACCGGGATGATAGATTACCTATGTATGACTTTCTTCAATCTATCTGCATACTTGCGTTTACCAATTCCGCCATTCCTTCAGGTCGTAGCCAGACGCTTCCGGCTACATTGATTGTATATATAATGCAAATATATTTTCACCCTCACGGGTTACTTAACTCTGATTGAGTTGAGCCGGGAAACGGATTCGAACCGCTGACCTCATGTAGAAACATGCGCTCTAACCAACTGGGCTATCCCGGCAGATGCCCGGCGAACCGGGCTAAATAAACATGACAAATACTAAAATTAAGCAATGCAGACCTTCACAGGCTATCTTTATTTTGTTTCCTATCTTCGTAGTATCGAAAACAGATATAATTCACTGATACGACAGTCACCAATACAAAAGCAGCAATAAATTCTTTCTTGCTAACTTCAATGCTATCTATAAGATACAGTGTTGTCCATAAGGCAATGAACATCATGGCATACTGTATCACTTTAATCTTTTTCATTTCTTCCGTTTTTTAGATTTAACTTTCCTTCCCGCACATCGGCAATGAAGTAATACTTGAGCAGCATTACAATGCCACTTGCCGTTTTGAACATTAGTGGGCTTATCACTTTCAATCTTACCCGCTTCTATAAGATTCATCAATTTCTTTTCCCCACCCACATAATACGCAGACTTATCTTTTCCAAACGTTTCTGTAGAAAACAGACGGAGAATATTATCTAGCAATATTTCAGCCATTTCACCTCTGATCATCTCAACAAGCAAGGTAGTTATGCAATTCTGGTTACTATAAACTGCATATTTTTTACATCTGACTTTGTTTTCCAAGCCATTCCTTCAGCTTTTTCTTTATAAAGCCGAGCATTCAATGTATTAGTTACAGACGGTTTCTGAACGATAGGAAATACTTCTATTGCACCAACATCCATACTCCGTAATACATCAATTACGTTACGTCTCTGAATATCCTTTTCCATACAATCTAATTTTAAATTAAACATTGAAGCGATGAACGGATTCGAACCGCCGACCTCTGCTTGTGGTGCTCTTCCATTAAGCTAAGAGTATTTCTTGAGAGACTCGAACTCTCAACCATCCACCACACACAGCGCTCTAACCTGCCTGAGCTACATCACCTTTATATACATAAAGCAAATACCTCGATTTGCCGACAAACGTCTAACTGATTTAGTTTTACAACGATACGGCTTGACCATTAACCACAGCATTATATCGTTGAGAAGCCCGCCTACGTCAGTAATCCCTTTCGGCACGTGTCGGCTTCCAAAACACCATTTTACCAATATGTCAAAGAACTCTTCTCTGTTGTTCCCAGTCTCCCTTCAAGGGCAGGCTCAAAGACCGGACTGGGTACCGGATAACCGGCGGTTTGGTTTGACTTTAGTGAGGGTTAGAGAATACTTTGGTTGTTCTTCAAAACTATGTCCATTAAGTTTCGTTGCGATTCAATAAATTTCTTCAAATCATCACATTGGGAAACTTTCTCTCTATAAAATCCACGTTCTGATTCTAAATCTCGTTTGAGTTTTTCATTTTCACCTCTCAAAGAGCTGATCAACGCGTCTCGTTCTTCAATCACAGCTTCATATTTGTCTCGCTGTATTTCTAGTTCGGTTCTTTTATCCATTGTTGTATAATTTGATTAATCTCCGACGTAATGTGCACCGTAATGAGTACTATTTGGGTTGTAGTAAGCGGAAGCGGGAATATTAAGGTTATTATATTCCTTGCTAGGTGTAGCTTTGGCAGTCTTGCTCATAGCTTCATGTCTTTCAGCTAAAAATTTATCAGTTCTTGATTTCACTGCTTCCGGTGAGAAACTTTCTTGGAGTTTTGCGAAGCTCCATGCAGATTTTAAACACTCTGAAAATGTTTTTCCACCCTTCTTGTAATTGCGGTGTGCAGACTTCATTATTTGTGATAAATTGTAGCTCATAATCGTTATTTTTTAATTGGTTTTATCAATCATTTTTTGTATGTTTGTATGATTGATTGATTTATGATGCAAATATAATCGCATTTGCGTTATTTTAAAAACAAAAAACTTTTTATTTTATCGCATTTGCGTTTTATTAACTTTTGATTGATTGGATTTATGACAAATAACAACACTATTAATGGAAGAATTAGAGAAATAATTCTGTCTGCCGGCATTACAGATAGCGCATTTGCGAAAAGAATTGGTGTAACACAATCTGTAATAGCATCAATGTTTCAACGTGGAACAGAACCTTCCGCTAAGGTATTAACTTCAATTCTACTAACCTATGAAGATATTTCTGCTGAGTGGTTACTTCGCGGAAAAGGTCAAATGCTACTTTCAGAAGTAACACCTGACCCAAACATAGAACAAATGAAACGCTTGGTAGATACGATCACTACCTTGCAAGGTATAATCACCGAACAAACTAAAACGAATCAGTTACTCACAGAAGAACTTAAAAAAGCCAAAGGAGAACTGACTATGTTGAAAAATGAACGAAATGTAGGATAAACTTATATACGTATGAAAAAAAAAATTTTAATACTATCCTTCTTATTTGTGCTTATATT